CTGTGGCAGGCCTGCTGGAGACGGTGTGGCTTGGGATCCAACCACTTCCAATGCGATAGCACCAGGGAGCAAACTCGGCGGCGAGGTGGGCGCTGCGGCTGCGCTGGCCGAACTCGACGAACTGAAGCTGGCCGCTGCGACTGCGCCCGAACTCGACGAACTGGAGCTGGACGATGTGGTTGCGCTGGAGCCGGCAGCCTTTGATGCCCAGATGCCCTTCGGAGTCGCACTGGAAGCGGCGGAACCTGCTGGCTTGGCTGCAACAGTGCTCGCTGCGGCGGCGGGCTTCGGGCCTGTGTGGACAGGAGGGCCTGCTGGTCTGCTAGGTTTGCTAGGCCTGTCAGGCGGTGGAGGAAAGTAGAACGCGTTCGGTACGCCTGGCACCGGGATCCACTGGTGGCTGTAGCTCATGCTGTTCTCGCCCTCAACAACCTTGCCATTGTGCTCGCCTTTGACATGTTGCTGGTGGCAGTGGATTCCGTTTGGGCACCTCCCATTGGTCTCCCACCACAGCTTGCAGGGGGGGGCGCGCTCAAGCGCGGTACCCTTTCCACCCCTCTTGTGGACGTTACCTTGGTGTGCGCAACGACATAAGTCGCCGTATCGGCAACTTTGGGCAATTCCATAGAGATCTTCGCAGCGGTCAATCCGGTAGAGGCCGGGCTTCGCGGTGAAACTCTTGGAAACCTGAGCATCACCCGTACTGGTCGGAGGGCCACCTGCGCCGCCCTGAACTGGGGCTCCACCACCTCCTGCTGAACTGGGAGGAGGCGCGCTGTGACCACCACCCGCACCACCGCCGCCCTGAACTGGGGCTTGCGGTAGTGATGGTGGTGGTGGGGTCCCCCCTTCCGCTGAACTGGAAAGGGGGACCACCCCTCCTGCTGAACCATCAGCGGGAGGGGGTGGAGGCGCATGGCCTCCCGCAAGCAAGCCTCCAGGAGGGAGGTTGCTTGCGACCGCGTTGCTCGCGGATTGCTGTTGACCGGGGTGGGCCGCTGCAGCTACAGCCGATGGGCTACCATCATTTTCCTTGGGAGTGACCCCATTACCTCCTTGTGGGAGTACGCCTGCGGAATTGTCAGACATGCTTAGCTTATAATAAGATGTTTTATAGTAAAAATTTTCAATTTTTTTGATACATAGAACGTGGTTCTAGTATAGACAAACATTAATTGCTCTTTTTATCTTAAAATCATATTTTTTTTATATATTGTATATATAGAAATGGATATTAATAAACAATTATTTAATTATATATTATCGCAAGATTGGGCTAATTTTAAGAAATTAATTACAGAAACAGGTGAAATTGATTTAAATATACGTGATGAATCAAGTAATTATTTAATACAATATATTATTTTATATAATAAAGTTGATCTATTTGATATATTAATTGAAAAAAAATGTAAAATTGATATAATTGATAATGATGGAAAAATTATGTTATATTATGTTATCAAATATAATTATTATGATTTATTAGTAAAAATGCTAAATACAACTTATATCGGATTATCACTTATAAATTTCAAAGATAAAAATAAAATATATCCAATTCATTATGCTGTAATGTTTAATAATGAAAATATGATTAAATTATTATTAGAGAAAGAAAATAATATAAATATTAAAGATAATAATGGTTTTACACCATTAATGTATGCTCTAAAAAATAAAAATTATTCAATAATTAAGATGATAATTGAAAATCCAGGTATAAATTTAAATCTTACAAATAATATTGGTGAATGTGCTCTTCATATAGCATGTAGTTATAATCAAGATTCAGTTGTTGAATTATTATTAAAGTATTCCAATATTGATATTAATATTCAAGATTTACAAAATAAATTCTCATCATTAATGTATTCAGTAGTATTAAATAATTTTAATATAACAAACATGCTATTAGAAAATCCAAATATAAATATGTTACTACAAGATTCATTAGGTAATACGGTATTACATCATGCTATACTTGAAAAATCAAATGAAGACATAATAAAATTATTAGATGAAAAACTCAACACTGTATCATCTAATATATATAATTTAACAAATGTAAATGGTAATACAATATTACATTTATTATTAGAGAAAAATGTTCAAATTAGCTTGAAAAAATATATTGAAAATACTAATTTAAATATACAAAATTCTCAGGGTAATACTATATGGCATTTATTTGGTAAACGATGGATGAATTATATACCTGAATTAGAACAAAAAAAGAATAATGTTTTTATAAAGAATAAAAGAAATGAGATATCATTTGATAAATATAAAGATTCTGATAAATTTATGGAAATGCTGGTCAAGAGTTATTATAATTATTTAAAGTTAAAAAAGAGAGAATGGAAAAATGATTGGGAAAATATATGTAAAAATAATGACTTGGTAAAAAAAATCGATTTTAAAGATAGTACACCAGAAAAAAATTGTTATGAAAAAATAAAAAAACATATTACCGAATATAATGTTTCTGTCCCATACAAGAAAATATCATATTGTATTCAACTCGATAATAATTCTATTACTGAATTTGTATCGTACACTGGAACATCATTGGATATCTTAATTGGTGTATTATACTTAAAAGAATTTGAAAATGTTTATACGTCCTTAACAAAAAAATTTATAATTAATGAAGACTTAAATGAATATTATAAAGTATTAGGTATTACTAAGGAAATTAAAGGCGAATATATGAATTTTGAAATAACATGGTTATATCAGAAATTATTTTTTCCCACAAATCTCCCATCAATTATTAATAGCTTTAAAGAATCAAAAAAAAGATTTTTTATTATTCCACTCGGAATTCATCAAGATAATGGAGCTCATGCTAATATTTTATTATATGATTCAGAATTAAATGAATTAGAACGATTTGAACCAGTTGGTGGTGGATATCCAATGGATTTTAATTATAATCCAGAATTATTGGATTATTATTTAGAAACTTATTTTAAAGAACATTTTAATAATTGTAAATATTTTAAACCTATTTCATATGAATTCTTAATAGGTTTTCAAACTATGGAGGTTGTAGATATTAATAAAAAAATTGGAGATCCAAATGGTTTTTGTGGAGCGTGGAGTTTATGGTGGGTATATATGCGTATAAAAAATTCTACAATATCAAGAAAAAAATTATTTATTCAATTAGTTAAAAATATTCGAAAGAATAATTTGTCATTTAAAAATATTATTCGAAGTTTTTCAAAGATTATAACAGATATGCGCGACAGTTTATTAAAAAAAGTAAGTTTAGATATAAATAAATGGTTAAATGATGATTTTGATTATGATGTTTTTGATCGTTTTAATTCAATTATTGAAAAATTAATCTAATATATATATAATATGACTCAATCTAATGTGGGGGACGATGATTCAACTTCTTGGGAAGCAGATACTTATGTATATATTTTATTACGAAATGATGAATCAGAATTGAATTGTAGATGCTTAGATAAATGTTTTTATTATATGTTTTGTTGTTTCTGTAAATGTTGTTCTTAAACAATTTAAACTAATAATTATAATAATATATTATCATAATATAATGTCATATACAGGGAATGTAAATATTAATAGTACTAATTCAGATTATTATCAATACATTAATTATGGAGCTACTGGTACATTCTATTCAGTGCCACATAGTGCGTCGGGAACAAATAATCCAAATTCATATGGAGCATCTGGAACTCATTCATCTAATTATATTAATAGTTACGGACCAGTTGCTGTTAATGCTATACAATATGGGGCAAGTGGGGCAAGTGGCACTCATTCATCCAATATAAATTATGGATTAAGTGGAACTGGTTTTTATAATGGTCTGAGTGGAGCGTCTGGAACTAATAATCCTACTGGACCAAATGGTAATACAGATTTAACTACTAATTGGCCTACTGGGCTAAGTGGGCCAAATGACTCAAACAGTATATATAATACGACGAGTATCTGGAATAATTTTGCAAACATATATCATTCGTATCCAACAATTAATCATTACACAGCAAGTTTAATGGATGAGGTTACAATTGATAATTATACATTATTTCCACCATATAATAAGAATAATATTAATTACAATTGTATACATGATAGATTATCAATAAAAACAGATAAGTTTATTTTTGAATCTCATCCAGTTAAGGAAGGTCGTAAATATTTGTTACTACATGAAAATAAAATGTTTAATACTATAATAAATTTAAATACATTAAATGATGTAAATACTAAATTTAATGATATGTTAAATTATATAAACCAAATAATGGATACAGAAAATGATATCTCAATTGTAAATTATTGTAAGATAATTATTAATAAAGATTATTTTATTAGTAAAAAGATTAAGAGAAAAATTTTTATTACTATATAAACCCAAATTTTTATTAAAATTAATGGATATTCCAATATATGTTATTAATTTTAATGATGAAAATCGTAAAAATAAAATGATTCAAAGATTTAATAGTATTGGTTTTGAATTAAAATTTATGGATCCGGTTTATGAGAGTGATTTACGAATTACAGATGGTATTAAAGATGGTATTAAAGATGGTATACCATTTAAAGGTGGTATACCAGTTAATCAGATTTTAATTGAAAAACGAACCTGGTCCATCATGTTACAACACCTAGACTCAATTCGTCACTTTTATGAAACCACAACCCTACCTCATTGTATAGTTTGTGAAGATGACATTTTAATTTCAAAAAACTTCAAAACCGATCTACCAAATATTATTCAAAATTTTAATCAATTAAAATTAGATATTCTATTATTAGGATATCTAATACCATTTAAGATAGAAAGTAATTTATATTTTAAACCAAAAACATATCAATATTTAGATTATCCGAATGATTTATGGGGTTCTCAAATGTATTTAGTATCAAGAGCATATGCTAAATTTTTATTAGAAAAATATACTATTGACTATGCTATATCCCATTTAGATGAACCATATAGTCCTGATTGGGTGATAACAAAAAATGGAAATAAAGCAATATTATATCCAATGGTTGCTGTTGAAGAGGGTGGTACTAAAACCTCAAATGAAAGTCAAAATAATTTTCATAAGAGATGTTTTGAAACTAATTATGATTCAAACATTCATATTTGAATAGTAATTTTATTATTTTTTAATATAATAAAATTGTAAATTTCATCATTAATAATGTTTGATTCTAAAAAATATTTCCAATTAAATTGTCGTATTAATTCTAATTTACAACCATAATTTACTAACATTTTAATCCCTTCTAATTTTCGATTAAAGAAATTATCAATATCTAAATGAGAAGCTGTTTCTGTAATTACTTTATATAATGGTAAAATAAAATTATTCGAATATTTTTCATTTTTCATTGGTTGATTTAGAATATTTATAAATTCTTCACCATAAAAATCCTTATAACTTTTTAATAACCAATTTAAGCTTTCTAAACTAACACCAATATGAATACAATCATAAATCATGTGCATAAAATCTTCTTGTTCTTTTATAGATAACATAAGGATCATATTTATAAATTCTTATAATAATATCGACCGATTAAAATCAATACAATAATAACAATTAATATATTTACATAAGTTGCTAATTGAGCAGTTTCCTTTAATGGTTTATTAACTGCTTCTAAAACATTGGCTAATGCTAGAGCATTTGAAACAGCGGATTCAATAGAAGTATAATAATATTTACTTTTGCCATTATGACAACCACAATTATATAAATTATTGTAAATTTTACTTTGAAATGGAATGTGTTCATTTTTATTAGTCAGTACATAAGCAGTATCATAATTAATCCATCTTTTATTTTTCTCATCCTTATACACTTGTGGTGATAGTAACATTTTGTTTGGAATTGGTAAATTTGGTATTACAGTACGTAATTGTCTAATAACCTCTGTTTTAATATCAATTATATCTGATTCATGCGCAGTTTTATTAGTAAATGAACTTTTTCTTTCCGGAAAAGTAATACATGTACTGATAACAGTTTTTGAATTTTCTTTTTCCTCAGGTGATCCCTCAAACTTCATATAGTTAGTCAAAATAATAAAACCAATTCCCCATTCAGATAATGGTAAACCCTGAATTTTTGGAAGATCCAATTTGGTATTATAGTGTAAAGTAATCGGTAAATAATCAAAGTAACTGTTTTGTTGACTCCATTTATATAATTCATCTATTTTACCAAAAGCATCTTCAACCTTAGAATTTTTTAATAATTTTACTAATGGTTTTGGTGGTACAGTTATTATGTATTTTTTCCCCTTAATTTCAGATTGATTCAAATTTGATTTGTTTAAAATAACAATATTATCGATTTCATTATTCTTATTCTTGTTCATCACAGTTACCTCATGATCAACCATTATAGTTACTAAACCAGTCGCTAATAGTTTTTCAGTCCATAATTTCATCAATCCTTGATCATTTGGTAATTTTGGCTGATGTAAGCTATAAAGTGCCTGTTGATTTATTAATTGTAAAAATTGGAAAAGAGTATATCTTTCAGCAGTAGCTCCGTCGGTTAATCTAACTAATCTCTCAATATAATCCTTCGATTCATCTGTAAATGAATAGAATTTCATATGTTCTTCCATTGAAATATTCTTACCATATTCAGAATTAAATATTAATGCTATTAATCCTAATCCAATACTTAAAGTCTCATACAGTTTTAAATCACTACTTTTTTTACTACCAATATTCGATATGTCAAATGTATAAGGAGTAAATAGATCATTATATTTTAAGCCCATATCTTCTAATAAATCAATGAAATTTAAATATATATCCGAATAGACTCTCGGCCCGTGTTCCGTAAATAATCCATCAATTCTTTGAACACGGTGACATCCGCCTATTTCCTTTTCTTTTTCTACGATTAATACCTTTTTTTTCTGTTGAGATAGGTACCAAGCTAAAGATAAACCAGTTGGGCCACCGCCGATGATAATGTAGTCATATGGAAGATCTTTTTCATTTGGTATACTAACTTTAACTTTTGGTATACTATCTTTAACTTTTTCATTTGGTATACTAACTTTAACTTTTGGTATACTAACTTTAACCTTTTCATTTGGTATACTATCTTTAACCATTTCAGTAAAATTTTCCACATTATGTAATTCAGTATTTACAATATTAAAAAATTCAGAATCATCACTCATTTATATTATATGGAGAAAAAATTGATAGAATTATAACATGAATCTAAATTATGTATACTATATAATATATACAATTTATAATGTCCTGCTCCATATGTGATAAAAACGATACAGAATCATTAATCAAATTAAATATTTGTAATAAATGTGACATTCATGGTCATCAGAAATGTTTAGATATGTGGCAAAAATCTAATTTAAAATGCCCTAATTGCTGTCCATCAATAATTATTAATATTAATCCCGACCCTAATCCATCTGAATATAATAAAGAACTAAAAATTATTAAACCACATGTTGTTCACCCGATAGTACTTAATAAAAGGAGCAAAAAATATTATGAAATCATATTTGTTCTTGGTATTTTAGGATTTGTTGTAATTATTCAAAATATTATAATTCAAAAATTCTAAATAGGTAAACTGGGTAAACAGGGAAAATTTGAAATTCCAATCACCTACCCATAAGTTACTCTATATCATCTCTAATATGAAACACTCTATGTGCTTACATGCTTTCAAATCTTCCTCAAAATATAAGTTTGATGAAGTCCTATTTAAGGTAGCCGAAGAAACAAATAAAAAATATGTTAAATTATTTATTTCATCATTATTCGATGAACTATTTATTAATTGTGGAAATGGTCTTCCATATTATGATATTGTTTTAAATAATCCAAATCATTTTATATTACATCCAATCTGGGACGGTGATTCAGTAGATGCTCTCCACGGTAAATATTTAAGAAGATTAAATAAGAAAACAAATAATGTGGTTGAATATGACGGAGCTCCTAAATTCTTTGATTATTTAGAGAGAGAAATTAAAGAATATGATCCAGAATTTAAGGTAAAAATTCTAGAAGATACAAAAGATAGATATGTTGTTAGAGTTTCAATCTGATGCTTCTTCACTCATCATGATTGTCTCATTTAATTCAGTAATAAATTCATCGTCAGTTAGTTTCTTTATACTTTTGTATTTATGAAATAATAAATAATTTACCATTTCATCCAACATATTTTTGTCAAATTCTAATTCATAGATTTCATTAGTCAATATATTCATTAATTTATACTTATACACCATTTCTGAATAGTACTCATATTGTTCTTTCAATCGATTAACTTCTTTCAAATCTGCTTCAACAATTCGTGTAAATAAATTATTATTATTCTTGATTAATTTTTTATCTCCGTTTTCATCAAATACTTTTATAGAATTCAGGTCAATTTTATAAATAATAAATCTTTTCTTATTAACAATTATGATATCTTCTAATTGTAGTTTCTTAAATAATACTTGCTCTTCAATCTTCTTCACCCGACATTTCTTTAATTTATCTTCAATATCCCTCAATCGATATCCTCTCATATTTTCATTTAACAGAGCATAAATCGCTAATTGAATAAAATGTTCAGTATCCAGATTTTTAGTACATTTAAATTCCCATATTGTATCTTTATCCAAGCAATCCATTCTTCCAACAATCACTTTACCAAATTTTAATTCCGGATTAAATACTTCAACCTCAAATTTAGCATCTTTCTTTATTATATCCTCTAATCGATCAACCGCATCATCTAATTTTTCATCTTCCATCCAACTATAATCCTTAATTTGATTCATCTTGAAATTATAACCACTTGAATAAGCCGAATATTGAGTCGCTAATCGAAGTAAATCACTAGTTGGCATATCTTTTGATAATTTGATATCCACTTTCTGATTCTTATTAATTAGAATATCATAAATACTCATCTTATTATTATTAATATATTCAAAATATGATGGAATAATAATACCATTAATTTCAGCAACATTTTCATACAAGTTTCCTTGTTTGGTTTTAATTGGTATATCAATTAGTTTTTCTTTATCATTTATTAATTTTCGATCAAAATAATCCAAAGCCTTATTAATAACTTCCGATGGTAGATGTCGGGTAATCTCAGAAACATCTAAGGTGATTGCTTTCCCACTTTCATAAACTGTTCTTAAAATACTTCTTTCATAATGACAACAATGTTCCAATAATTCATCCTTCAAGAATGGTACATAATTTTTTTGTGTATTATGTAATATGGTTAGATTCTCACTGGCCCGAGTTATCGCTACATATAGTTCATTTGGACATACATTTGAATCAGCATCTTTATTAAATATTTGAAAATATGATTCATCAAAACCATAGACGATTACATTTTTTCGCTCTAATCCCTTGGCTTGATGAAAAGTTGAGAATACAATCTTATTTTTAACAATATCTTCATCTAATTTTTCATCATCATCAGTAGGAACATGAATTGGAATTCCTATTTTGGTTAAAACATTTGCTAAAACCCGTATTGGGCTATCATTTTTTCCTTTTTTTACTGAAGGTGCTAAAATAAAAATATCATCAAATACATAATCATTTAAATAATACATTACTTCAGCTAATGGACGATCATAATTAAATGTTTCAGTCATTATATATCTTACTTTGGATCCCTCTTTATTAGCATTAATATAATTAAATCCCATCACACAATTAT